GGGGGCGACCCCCCTTGGAGCAGTTAGTTTAAGCAACTAACCGACCATTGATCGGATGCTACCAGACGCGCTTCGCGCGTGGACTAGTAGATTCTGTCTTTGCGTTCCGTAGCTAGAATCAGTGCCTGATTTCGTTAATCAGCTGATTTGGGTAGTACCTTATGGTCTGTCGTCCCTCTCGAAAGAGGGGAACAGCGAAGATACTACCTGCGACATAGACCCATTATAAATATAACTATTTTCTTAGTAGATACTAATCGAACAGTTTATAGTTATAGTAGGTAGTAGTCCCACTAGTGATGCTACCGAGTATCTTGACTATCTAACAACCTACTTGCTAGGACTCAGAACGAGCTCTCTCTTGAAAGAGAGGGGGTTCCTGCCGAAGCAATGAATAGGTGTTCAACTTAAAAGTTAAATTGAACTATGAGAAGTTATGATACCAGAAGGAAGTTCTATGATGCCCTACCCTGAAAAGGTAAAGGGACTATAGTATTGTATTAGAAATAATACGATATGAATCGTTTTTACATCTAAGGAACAACCCTCCGACTTGGCGGTAAAACCATTAATGGTTCGCTGCCTTAATGCTCTAATTTTACTTAAAACTTATGGAAAAATATAATTATAAAAATTCTATTTCCCGTTCATTCTTTGTAAACCTAAAGCTTTATAAGTCAGTCTATGAAGCGGGTAGTATGATCTCACTTTCAAATGAAAAACATTTGAAGTTAGTATTAAGAGATATAGGTTGGAGAATTCTCCAAGTTATAACTCAAAATACTAAAGAGACTAACCGTATCAGAATGATGCATAATTTTGCCGTTTTTATTATTAAATTTAATAAGAATCACGGTGATATTATGACAACAAAATATCTAAAGGCATGTCAACTAGCAATTCAGAAGAAGATTGCGGGTCAACCTCTCTCATCACTGAGAGAGATTGAGCCTAATCTTCCTCTTCCTCGGCTTTCGAAGTCCGGTCTTCCAGTTTGTATAAAACTGTCAGATCGAGCTTCGATCGCGAACGGATCTTTAACGATAATTCGTCTTTGACAAACCTTGTTTTCAATATATCGTATATTTAAAACAGGGTTTAATCCAAAGATTAATACCATTACAGATCCATTCACTGGGGATGAAGGACATTTGAACGATTTTAACTATTTCCTTAGAAATTATTCTAAGCGAATACTAGTTACAAATTTTTCTCATGTCTTTCGTCCAGGTAAGTTAGCAACTAAGAGATTGCTACCTATCTGGAAATCCAGTCCAGGAAGTCGGGTAAGTTGAAAAGGACTTATTACGTCCTACCTATCACTCCGAGATGACTCTCGAGTGATGGATAGTATTAATAAGTACATTCAATTGACCGATTCTGATTTTCTAAGAACTGTTATCAGTAACCTTGAATGAGGCCTGAACCACATCGACTATCTTCGTAAGATGGTTGATGCAGGCTCTGGATTCCAAACTTCTGTTGGAGCTAAAGGACCTATTGGTCGATTAGCTTTCAAGGAAGAAGCAGCAGGAAAACTCCGGATTTTTGCAATGGTTGATGTGTTAACACAATCATTGCTGAAGCCCTTACATGAGGATCTTTTCGATTTATTTCGAAAATTTCCAAATGACGGGACTCATGATCAAGAAAAGGCATTTACTTATGCTCAATCTTTATCAATGAAATACGGAGGGTCTTTCGGTTTTGATTTGTCTTCGGCAACTGATCGGTTGCCTATTTCATCTCAAAGCGAAATCCTTTCTGCTCTTTATGGACCAGAATTCGGGCCTACTTGACAAAGCATATTGGTTGATAGACCTTATAGCGTACCACCCAATTCATATAATATTGAAGAGGGTGACAAACGTTATTCGGTTGGTCAACCAATGGGAGCTTTATCATCTTGAGCAATGCTGAACTTAACTCATCATATGATGGTTCAATATTGTCACAAAATGATAAACCCTACTTTTCAAGGCTGATACGACCAGTATGTGGTCCTAGGAGATGATATCGTTATTTTTGATTCTTTAGTTGCTAATAGATACTTACAATTGTGTAAAGATCTAGGAGTCTCTATTAATCAAAATAAAAGTATCGTCTCCAAGAAACCTGTATTGGAGTTTGCTAAGCGTACTTCGTACTACGGTATTGATGTCTCTGCTTTATCCTTTAAAGAATTTATTTCTAATAATAACTTCTTTGGAAGATTGAGCATTGCCACCAAACTGGTAAATAGGAAAATAGGTAAGTCTTTAGTTAAGACTTTCTTATTGACCCAAATCCAGTCTCGTAGGAAAAAGGATAACGCTTACATACACTCCATTATAGGTTACCTTACTCAAAAAGTAATGAATAAGGATGGACTACAATGAGCGCAACTTTTAGGTCTTTTAAATTATTATAAGAACCCATATTCGTACTTCGGGAAAAAAGTAGATTCAGTAAATGTATCTGCCGCTAGGAAAGTTTTCACTTCTTTATTGAAGGGAGAACAACCTAGATTCCAGAGAGACGCTATGGAATATTATAAAAATAATAGATTTTCTAAGATAGCCGAACTGAATTATAAGATTGCTATACTTCTCAAATGTAGAGAATTATACAATAAGATAACTCACGAAGACTATTTCTTAGAAGATTTACCAAAAGCCCTTAAACTAGTGCTACCGGTCGATGAATCCAATAATTTTCTTTTCGGACAACCCTCTAAAGAGGAACTAAACTATTTTTGTAATATGATAGCTTGGTTCTTCCCAGAGAAATTGGTCGAGATTAAAATATTGGATTTTCAATGTCTTCCTGAGGTTCCATTGATTTCATTACCTGAAAATTTAATGTTAACTGAAAACTTTAGCATCATAAAATGATCTGAAGATTCAGAGATATTTAAACTATTCAATTTAATGAATAATGTGGAATGGAAGGAATTCATTGAGTTTGATCACTTCAAGGATCTATCTTTAGATTGATTACTTGATCTAAAAACAGAGCTTGAAGGTTATTGATCAGACTTGCATTTCTTTGAAGATCGGAAAGACCTTCGAAAAACGCAAATTGACAATCCTTTAAAAATCTTAGATTTTATAGATGAGACTGTCCGTAATCCTGAAGTTCGAGAGAAATCTGAACCGGTGACCACTATACGTGTTCACGGTAAAGATGTTCCCAAAGAAGTTCCGGAAAAGGAAAGTACCTTTATAAAATATGGACTTGGGAAAATTACCTGAAATCAGGAACAATTCTTAGGTCCTTTCTAGGAGGTGTTTTGTCATTCTGTTCGGAGTCAATAATACTATTGTATTCCTAGCAGTGACAGAGCTTTGGTTCAGAAATGAATCTTTCTTTGCCTTTGCCCCAACAGGCCCCTAAAATGCAATCTTTGCAGGATTGG